TGTCTTCACTTGGGACACGTCGAGTGTCGCCTCGGGGGCCTTCGCTCCGATCTTGTCGATCAACCTGAAGGCTGGTGTGTACTACGCCAACGTCGCCGGTTTCGCGTTCTGTAGAGCGCGTGCTACCAGCGCCCAGACCGGCGTCTCCGTCATCATGGCAGCCAGTGACGTGTCGCCGTATGTGCCTCGCATCATCGCGGACATCGGTCGGCCGTTCAACCCGAGCACCGGCGCCTACTCGGCGGCCTTGTCCTCGGGAGCCCTGACCGGTGTGGGCGTAACCAACCCGGTCTTTTCGTTCCAGTACACCGGGTTCGGCGTAGCAGTCGTCGAGCAGATCGAAGTGGGGTGGGAAGTTACCACCGCTCCGTCAGCGTCAGGAGTGCTCGACTTTGCCCTGTTCGCCGCACGTAGCTTCACCGTTGCCGACACTGGCGGTACAGCCGCCACGTTGACCGGCAACAACTGCAAGAAGCGCACAAGCTACAGCACGACGGGCGTCGGTGACATTCGCATCGGTAGTACCGGCACACTCACGGCTGGCACTCGAACGCTCGACGCTACCGCTCTTGCGAACACCGGCGACTTCGCGATTCTCACCACCCTTTCGGCAAACGAAGGCCAGACCGGCGGCACTGTTGATCTGCTCAACCTTCGTGGTATCACCCCGCATCCGTTGATCCTCGCCAACAACGAGGGCTTCGTCATCACCATGCCTACAGCTATGCCGACCAGCGCGGTCATCAAGCTATGGGTGTGGGTCTCGTGGATGGAAACAGCGCGTTACGACGCCTAACTACTAAAGGAGAACGACCATGCTCAGCGAAGGAAGATCAGGAGAAGTCAGGACGGCCTCGGGCGCGCTGAAAGAGACACGCCTCGGGCCCTACGGGGATGTCATCACGAACGATGTGGGACTCGGACGCTACTTCGAGGCTACCCGCAACGGCCGCCTCTACACCGCCACCACGGCGCTGAACGCTGCCCTCAACGTCGCGTCACCCCTTGGCGCTGCCGGCACCCCGGTGCTCGCGCTCTTCAACCCATCCTCGTCAGGCAAGGCGGCATCCATCATCAAGGCCGTCGTGCAGGTGAAGATCGGCGCGACGCCGGTCCTTAACTTCCCGGTGTGGAACTCGGTAGCCGTGGCGGGCATCACCGCGGCGGGCAACACGACCCCCACCGGGTTGCGAATCGACGGCACATCCTCAACCATGCGCGTTTACGCGAACACCGCCCTGACCGGCGGCGCTGCGTTCGCGCTTCTACGTCCGTTTCTCGGCATCGGGCCGGCGTACAGCGGTACGGTAACGACCGGCAACGAAGGCGTCTACACGGAGGAGACGGAGGGTTCAATCATCGTTCCCCCCGGCGCCGCTGTGACGATCACCTTCGACGTGGCCGGCACGAACAACACCGGCGCGGTCGCGATCGTGTGGGCTGAAACTGACTGGCCGCTATAAGGAGAGGGGTATGAGAACGATCACAGTCTTCACAGAAAAAGGCTCCTTTGCCTATACAGGGCTAACCGATCAAACGGTGGCTGGCGGGATAATGCTGGGAGGAAACGACACAACAGGCGTCATCGTCTCCCAAGCAAAAGTCTACAACAGTTCTGGTAGCATCACCAATGAGCAGGTTGCGTATTTTCCTACTGCTCGTGTTTTGCGGGCTGAAGTTGTAGATTCATAACGCGGGCCGCATGCCCCGCAAATCCATAATCTACGGGGAGGCTACCACCGAACACGGTGGCCTTCCTATGACCATCGAGCCTCCAATCTCGCGCGGTGGACTTACGCCCGAGGTGTTGGACCCGATCGTCCGCACCCTCGCGAACAACGCCGACGCCGGCTCGAAGCTCCTCGAAACCTACTCGCCGATCCTTGAAGGGCTCATGCACCAGTTGCAGGAGAAGCTCGTCGAGTTCTACTCGGTGCGCGAGGTCGTCGAAGGTGAGCCGCCGAAGGCCGAGCCCGACCTGCTCGCGACCCTCCAGCTCGCGGACAAGGTATCGGTCATCATCGCTCGCATCTCCAAGATGGTGATGGAGTCGGTTCGCTCCAAGGACGACGCAGCCCGCCTACGCATGGCCGTCGCAGAGTCGAGCGGCCAGGTGAACCTTGAGGGCCTAAGCGAGTCGAAGCTGCGCGAGCTGGTCATGAAGGCGGCCGCCGGCTTCCAGGGGCGACCCGAGGACCAGCCGTGAGCATGCTAATCGCAGCGCAGGCTGCCGAGATACTCCGTTCGCGCTGGGAGAACGACCCTCTTCGCCTCTGGGAAGCGAACGAGCGACAGGGCATGTTCCTGTCGAACCGCAAGCCCGAGGTGGCCCTGCTCGGGGCGAACCGTTCGGGCAAATCGGACACCCTCGCCGCGCTCATCGCCTCCTACTTGCGCTTCGGCAACCCGAACCCCGGCACGAGCTATATGATGGGCGGCCGGCTCGCGCTCACCGATCGCGCCGTTAGCGCGTGGGTGGTCGGGCTGACCGAGCGTCTCGTGAAAGAGGGCATCCAGCCGAAGCTCGTGAACACCGCCTATACCGCGTCGGAAACGCACCCCTGCTTCATACCGCCATGCGAGATCGCTGGCTGGAACATCAACGACCAGACGTGGAAGCTCAAGAACGGCAGCATCCTCAGCTTCAAGACCGCTGACGCCGGCCGTGACGTGTTCCAGAGCGCGGGCCGCGACATCGTGGCGTTCGATGAAATCTGCGAGTGGGAGGTCTACAAGGAAGCGACGTTCCGAGCGCCCGGTGGTGGCCGCCGATTGCTGATCCGCCTCGCCGCGACGTTGCTGCCTCCCCTCGGGATGGCCGGCGGTGTGAGCTGGTTCTACCCTCAGAAGCTCAAGCCGTGGTGGGCCTCCGGCAACAAGGAGAACCGCCCGAACAACCCGCACCCTCATCTCGACGTCGTCTCGATGGGGATCAGGCACAACAAGCATATCGCCCGCGAGGAGATCGAGCGGCTCGAAGCGATGTTCACTCCGGGGAGCGTCGAAGCCCGCATCCGGCTCGACGGCGAGCTGGTCGGGTCCATCGGCGGTAGCCTGGCGTATACGCCGCCCTTCGTGCGAGCGATCCACGTGGACCCCAACTCGGTGCCGGGCTCGCAAGACCCGCGCATCCCGCTGCGGCTCTGCATGGACTTCAACGTCTCCCCGTGCATCTGGACGATCGGCCAGAAGTTCGACAACCTCTGGCGCTTCTTCGACGAGATCAGGCTCGACCGGTGCAACATCGGCATGATGTGCGAAGCCTTCCGCGAGCGCTACCCGACCCACAGCGCGGAGGTCTACATCCACGGCGACGCGACCGGCAAACAGAAGAACGTGCAGACCGGGGAGAGCCACTACTACCTCGTGCAGGAGGCCCTCGCGGGCTATCCGGTGCCGATCCGCCTGCTTCTCCCCACGCGCAACCCGCCCGTCGTCGATCGCCTCAACGCGGTCAACCGGCAGATGAGCGGGCCCGATGGCCGGGTCGGTCTGATCTTCGGGCCGATGATGGAGGAGACGATCGCGGACTGCGAAGAGGTTGAGCGCGATCCAATGGGCGGCATCAAGAAGACGAACAAGCCCGACAACCCCTACTTCTTCCGAACGCATGCGATGGATACAATCGGCTACGCGGTGAGCTACACCGACCCGGTGCCGGCCTCGGTCGCCGTCGCGGGTCGCCTCCGCCACATCGCGAGGCCCGGCTACCTCGGGCAGGGCGGGCAAGTGAAAAGCGTCGTCCCGGCGAACTACAACGCCGATGGCAGGCTCCGCTATGGGCGCGGCGGCATTGTACCTCCCAAACGTCCGTAGGACAGAACTTATACCTCCAGGGGTTACATGGCACGGAGCAAGGCAGCGCAGGGCAATATCGTCGTCCTTGAGAAGGAAGAGCTGAAGAAAATTGCCACGCGCACGACTGCCCACTATAAGGATCGCAGTTGGCAGAGCCGTTGGAACCGGCGCGCTCAGAACCTCGCAAATTGGGATGCTCTTCACTCGCGGCAGGACTGGGCGCACAAGCTCCCGTGGCAGACCCAGCAGACGGTCGCCGAGTTCGGGGTGTCGATCGAGCAAGCGGTCGGCAACCTAGAGCGTGGGCTCACCGACGCCGAGGACTGGTTGACGGTAAGCCCGATCGGCATCGGCGAGCCGGTGATAGACGGTGAGACGATTGCTAGCCTCCTGAAATACTACCTCGACCGCCTCTGGATTCCGGGAGATGCGCCCGAGACCAGCTACAACCTCGCGAACCTCCTTGGGGACGGCATCAAGCGTGCGCTCCTAGAGTCGATCCTAACTGCGAAGGTCTATCCGAAGCTCACGACCAAGTACCAGTATCGCCTCGAACAGTCGCAGCCCCGGAAGGGACCACTCGGACATCGAGAAGCGCTCTCGGGCTACGATCTAGTCCCAATGGGGCGCCCCAAGGTGGTGCGTGACCTTCTGCCCGAGTTCCGACTCGCGATTGAGCTGGTGCCGTGGGAAGACTGGTTCCCTGATCCGTCGCTCTTGAACAAGTACGTCATACACGAGGTGACGGTCCCGCTGTCCGACCTGGGCGCGAACCCCGACTATGACCCGGAAGTGGTCGAGCACGTCCGCGGCAACGCCTACGCGACCTACGCTGATATGTATAAGCGGGTCACGCAGGATGTCGTCTTCGTCGCTCACGATCAGGACGAGGTTCGGATACAAGAGGTGTGGGGCGACCTGATTGACCCGAGCACCGGCAAGGTTTACGAGACCAACTGCTTCTGGACGGTCTGTAACGGCCAGCTCCTTCGCCCGCCGACGCCCAATCCATTCTGGCACGGGAAGCGGCCGTTCGTCTCGGCGGCATTGCTTCGGACGCCGAACAGCACTATCCACAAGGCCCTCGCCGACGACGCGGTCAACACGTGGCGCTTCCTGAACGAGCTGATCTCGCTCATGTTCGACGGCGCCCTCGCGTCCGTGTGGGGCAAGGGCCAGCTTCGCACCGACTTCTTGGAGAACCCCGAGGACTTCCAGCAGGGCATCCCCCAGGCTGCGACCTTCGTCCTGCGCCCGAACACGCCCGAGGGCTACAAGGCATACGAGAAGATCGACAGCGGCGAGCTGCCTGAGTACGCCGCCAAGATGTTCGATCTCGCCATGCGTGAGTTCCAGACGGCGATGATTACGAATGACCTGAAGCTCGGGCAACAGCCGCCCCGCGAGAGCACGGCGACGGCCATCGTCGAAGCGATGCAAGCCTCGGGTTCCCTCTTCGAGTCGATCGCGGCGCGCACGGAAGACACCTTCCTTGACCCGATCTTCGAGCTGTCGTGGATGACGATCCTTCAATACGAGTTCGACCACAAGCTGACCGACCCCGCCCTCGTGCAGATTCTTGGCGAGAAGCGAGTGTACGAGATGATGCAGATGACGAACGAAGAGCGTTTCGTCATCCTCGCCCAGGCCGCGAAGTTCAAGTGCCGTGGCCTCCGCGGCGTGACAGCCCGGTCCCGAGTGCTGACGAAGATCGCGAACCTCCTTCAGCTCATGGGTCAGAACGAGCCGCTCGCACAAGCGATCCTCGAAAAGTATTCGATGAAGCGCATCGCCGAGGTCACGATCCGCAACTCGGGGATCGACCCGAGCACGCTGGAGAAGACACAGGATGAGCTGGATGCCGAGCAGGCACAGCAGATGGTGGAAGAGGCGGCGAACGAGGCCGGCGTGACGGCGCCGGTCAACCAGATGCCGGGCGGCGCGACCCCTGGCGGCGGCTCCCCACCGGCCGCTGCCGCATCCAGCGGCGGGGGCAGTCCTCCGA